TGACAGGGACAATGGTCACAATCACAAGGACAATGATCACAATCACATACACATGCTACTTTCCATTCATCTAATCGATCTACTAAATCATTATAAGATGCGGGTGATGTGCCATCAGCTTCAATTAACTGTCCTGCTGAAACTGTAGTTCCTAATGGATTACTAGCAGGAGTATTTGTACCTAATTTGGTTGCAATGTGATCACGTATTTCATTATAAATAATGGTTTCAATTGGATTCAGGTAACCAGTCCATGAAACGGTTGGCAGACTACGCCGAGTGAATTCATGATTTGTAGAGAGTCGCAACGTATCAAATGGTGTTTGTTCGATTACAGTTCCTGCTACTGCTGGAACTCCTGCACTCGAATGCGCTCCATCACTTCCTGTCGATGTTAAATTTGTTGGACACGGTGAACCCATTATACTTTACTCCAAAATTCTTCCCATATTAGTTTATCTGCATCGCCATTTGGACGAAATTGTTTACCATCTAGTGATATTGAATTATTGCAAGAAATTTGGGCATAAAATAATAAACGAGGTATCCATTCTGTATTCTCTTTCCATTCAGACCAATTTATTATACACCCCATATTAGCATTAAATAAACAATTTTCTCCCATATAAAGATAACTTGTTATTTTTCCTGCCAGTTTCTTTAGTAATGTCGGATTTTCTATTATTAAAAAAACAACATTACCTTTAGTTAAACTTGACAACTCCTGTTCTTCAAACGGAGCTGTTAATATTCCAAGACTTTTGAAATCATTTTGAGTTGAACGAGACTGTGTTCCAGAGGTTTTTTCATATGCATCAAAATTTAGTTGATCTGCAATATTATTTTCAGGAAACAATAACATACAAATTTCACTCATAAAATAAGCTCTTCCAATATAAGAACCCATTATATGCCTTGGATATATATCTTTCTGTATAGCCTTATACCAAGCCGTTTTAAATATTGCTCTACATTCATCTTTAGTCATTTTTTCAAATATTCCTGTATAAAAAATAACATATCATAAATGGAGGCCCATTTGATATGAAAAACGTTATTTGCGTTGAGTGAATCTAAATATTCTATTGGTGTAGAATATTCTGCTTTAGGATAAGTATCATAAAAAGTTTGTATAAAATTTGTGAAATGTTCTTCACCATATTTAACTGACAAAGAATCGAAATCTTCAAAAACTTTATTCCTTTGAACAATGGATGGATGAACAAAATTGGGGCCGGGCTCTAGTAATTGATTTTTATAGTCTTCCGCTCCTTCCCACTCATCATCAATATAATCTGCCATTCCAACTATCGTATCACGGGTAAATCTATTTTTAGTGCTTGCTATAACAGAACAATATATTTCTATCAATAGCATTTCATCATCTATCTCGCTATCAAAATCAAGATTAGACCAAAAGGGAGCATCAGTTATATTTGGATAATCACTCATATTAAACCTTTACTTCAACAAATCCTGCATTACTATTAGCTAATGCTATTCCAATCAAATCATGTTTATGTGGCTTGTATTCATATTTATTTATAACCTTTCCTGTTCCATCATTATAAGCTACTATAAGATCCCCTTTGTTACATCCTCCCTCAATCTTAACTAATATTCTTCCTTTCAAACAAATAAAGAGCATAAATTCATTTTCTCTTTGTTTCATACCATCATTCATTCTCAATCCAGGTTTATCTGAAACAACACCAGCATAAGGCATTTCAGCTTGATACAAAGTAACTTCTTTTATTCCTCCAACTGCTAAAACAGTTCCGGGCTCATAGATTTCATCAGATTCATATCTCTCGGCCAAGTCAGACCAGTTTGCTGATGTTGCTCTTCCATTAAATGTAACTGCATACATGTCATTATACACCATTGTTGATGTACCAATATCATACGTATTATTTGAAACAGGAACAACATTTACTGTAGTTAAAGTTCCTCCTACATTAGTTGCTCCATCAAGTCCAGAAGTTCCATGTACTTTAAATTTAGCTACTCCCGTTACACCACTTGAAGAATAGATGGGCATATTAGCGGCCAATTGAGTTGGTGTAGCAACATTATCTACTAATAAATTTGCATGTGCCCCCATATTTTGAGAATCATAATACCATTGAATATATCCAGCGGCTCCTGCTGGAGCACCATATGTAGCACCTGAAGTTCCAGCAGTTCCAGAAGTTCCAGAAGTTCCAGAAGTTCCGCCCGCACCATCAGCTCCAGCACTTCCTGCAGAGCCAGAAGAAGCATACGTTAATCCAGATGATCCAGCAGTTCCAGAGGTTCCAGCAGAGCCAGCACTTCCAGCAGAACCAGAAGAACCAGAGGTTCCAGATGTTCCAGAGGTTCCAGATGTTCCAGAAGAACCAGAAGTTCCAGCAGAGCCAGCAGTTCCAGAAGTTCCCGATCCCTGTGTTACTGAGGCATAACCAGTTGATGTGGTAGCTAATACTACTTTTGCATTATTCGAATCTATAAATTGAATAGATTCTGGAATGATAACATTATAATTAGAATCTGTAATAATAATATTTACTGGTTGAGCAGTTAGAGAATGATTTACCAACCAAGTAAGGGAAGATACAGATTGTGTATGTAAATAAGAACCGCCAGCCACACCATCAGCACCAGAACTTCCTGCAGAGCCAGCAGATCCAGAAGAACCATCTAGTCCAGCAGAGCCAGCACTTCCTGCACTTCCAGCAGAACCAGCACTTCCTGCGCTTCCAGCACTTCCTGCACTTCCAGAGGTTCCAGAGGTTCCAGAGGTTCCAGATGTTCCAGAAGAACCAGAAGTTCCAGATGTTCCAACATCACCAGTTCTTGCAACAGAAAAAAGTACAGTATCGTCATCAGGAAATAATGAAGTTACTCCTCCAACCTTATCAACTTCTATAATTTGATAACCCGAATTATTAGTAAGATCATTAATTGTGAACATTACATATTCAGATGGATCAAACGTTTTTGATAATTTTATATGTCCTTTAATTGCAGAAGATGATGTATCAACTTGATCTAGAAAACTTTCAACTGATGAACCATTTGTATCTGTTTCACTTACAGAAAGTCTATTAACTGTAGACCAATCAGTAGGTGCAGATCCAGTATCAATACCCACTTCAATTTTACCAGTACCAGGATCACTTCCTGCTCCTGTAAATGTTGTATCTTCAAAAACGAATTGAAAAGATGCACCACCAAAGTTTCCATCTTGTCCAGATGATCCAGCAGTTCCAGAGGTTCCAGCAGAGCCAGCACTTCCAGCACTTCCAGCACTTCCAGAAGTTCCAGAACTTCCTTCTCCAAAAGTTACTGCGGCATATCCCGCTACTGCAGTAGGAAATATTATTTTTGCAGTATTTGAATCTATGTATTGAATTGATTCTGGAAAAATTACATTATAATTATTATCTACAACTTCAATATTTACAGGTCGTGTATTAAGATTATAAGGTATTAACCAGACAATTGAAGCTGAACCTTGAGTATGAATATAAGAACCACCATCACTACCGGATGAACCTGCAGTTCCAGCAGAACCAGATGATCCTGCGCTTCCTGCGCTTCCTGCAGAGCCAGACGATCCAGCAGAACCAGCACTTCCTGCAGAACCAGCACTTCCAGATGATCCAGATGTTCCAGCAGATCCAGCAGATCCAGCAGTAGCAGAAGTTCCCGAAGATCCAGCAGAACCAGCACTTCCAGCACTTCCTGCAGAACCAGAAGAACCAGACGATCCAGCAGATCCAGCAGTAGCAGAAGTTCCCGAAGATCCAGCAGAACCAGCACTTCCAGATGATCCAGATGTTCCAGCAGAGCCAGCAGAACCAGCACTTCCTGCAGAGCCAGAAGTTCCAGAGGTTCCAGAGGTTCCAGATGTTCCAGAGGTTCCAGATGTTCCAGAAGTTCCAGCAGAGCCAGCACTTCCTGCAGAACCAGAAGAACCAGACGATCCAGCAGATCCAGCAGTAGCAGAAGTTCCCGAAGATCCAGCACTTCCAGCACTTCCAGATGATCCAGATGTTCCAGCAGAGCCAGCACTTCCAGATGATCCAGATGTTCCAGCAGAACCAGAACTTCCTGCAGAGCCAGCACTTCCTGCGCTTCCTGCGCTTCCTGCAGAACCAGATGTTCCAGCAGAGCCAGCACTTCCTGCAGAACCAGCACTTCCTGCGCTTCCAGCAGAACCAGCACTTCCTGCAGAGCCAGAGGTTCCAGAGGTTCCAGAAGAACCAGATGAAGCATACGTTAATCCAGAAGAACCAGAAGAACCAGAAGATCCTTCTCCAAAAGTTACTGCGGCATATCCTGCTTGAGCAGTAGGAAAAATTATTTTTGCAGTATCAGAATCTGGAAAATGAATAGATTCTGGATATATTACATTAAAATTAGAATCAGTAACTTCAATGTTTATTGGCCTAAGTCCTAAATTATAAGGTATAGTCCAAGTATTATTAGCTGAAGATTGAGTATGAAGATAAGAACTACCATCACGACCAGATGATCCTGCACTTCCAGCACTTCCAGCAGAACCAGCAGAGCCAGCACTTCCAGCAGAGCCAGAACTTCCAGCACTACCAGCACTTCCTGCAGAACCAGCGGTTCCAGAAGTTCCAGCATCACCAGTTCTTGCAAATGTAACGAGTATTTTTTGATCATCACTAAATAAAGCATCATTCCCACCAATTTTTGAAACTGTTAGTTCTTGAAAACCAGAATCATTATCTAAATCTGTAATAGTGAACATTACATATTTACTCGCATCAAGCAATTCAGCAAATCTGACATGACCTTTAATCGCAGATGATGCGCCATCAAGTTGATCTAGAAAACTTTCGGTTGATGTACCATTTATATCAGCTTCACTCAAAGAAATTCTATCAACTGTAGAAAAATCTGTAGGAGCAGTTCCAGTATCAATACCCACTTCAACTCTGCCCGAGCCTGGATCACTAGCGGCACCCGTAAATGTTGTATCTTCAAAATAATATTCAAAAGCCGCGCCACCAAAACCACCGTCTTGTCCAGATGAACCAGAAGTTCCTGCAGTTGCAGATGATCCAGAAGATCCAGCACTTCCTGCACTTCCTGCAGAGCCAGCACTTCCTGCGCTTCCAGCAGAACCAGCACTTCCTGCAGAGCCAGAGGTTCCAGATGTTCCAGAAGAACCAGAAGTTCCAGAAGACCCTTCTCCAAAAGTGATTGCGGCCCATCCAGCTACTGCAGTAGTAAATACCACTTTTATATTATTTGAATCTACGTACTGAATTGATTCAGCAGTTATTGCATTATAATTAGAATCAACAATTTGAATGTTTATCGGTCTAGTACCCAAACCATGATTTATTAACCAAACTACTGAAGCTGAATTTTGAACATGAATCCAAGAACCACCATCACGACCAGACGATCCAGCAGAACCAGCACTTCCAGCAGAGCCAGAAGATCCAGATGATGCATATGTAAATCCAGAAGATCCTGCAGAACCAGCAGAGCCAGCACTTCCTGCAGAGCCAGCACTTCCAGCAGAGCCAGCACTTCCTGCAGAGCCAGCACTTCCAGAGGATCCAGAAGTTCCAGCAGAACCAGCACTTCCTGCGCTTCCTGCAGAGCCAGCACTTCCTGCAGAGCCAGACGATCCAGAAGTTCCAGATGTTCCAGCACTTCCTGCGCTTCCTGCAGAACCAGATGTTCCAGCAGAGCCAGCACTTCCTGCGGTTCCTGAAGAAGCATCACGACCAGACGATCCAGCAGATCCAGCACTTCCTGCAGAGCCAGCACTTCCAGAGGATCCAGCAGAACCAGCACTTCCAGCACTTCCTGCAGAGCCAGCAGAGCCAGAAGATCCAGCATCACCAGTTCTGTCAAATGTAACAATTACGTTTGCATTATCATCAAAGAAGTCACTTAGTCCTTGGATTCTTGTAACGTGTATTTCTTGAAAACCCGTTTGATTTGTACCACCATCAATATCAAACGTTACATACTCAGACTCATCAAATTTTTTCGATATTCTTAAATGACCTCTAATCTCAGATGTAGAAGTATAAACTTGAGCCAATAAATCTGCTGTATTTGCACCATGTACATCCTCTTCACTTAGAGCAATTCTATCGGTGTAGGAGAAAGGGTTGGAACCCGGATACGAGCCGATATCACGTCCTGGCCTACACATACCTGGTGCTGTCTCTTGGGCGGTCGGGTAGCCAACATATGCATCATCATCAAAAACGTATTCAAGAGCGTGTCCACCAAAGACTCCATCTTGTCCAGATGATCCAGCAGTACCAGATGAAGCCGTTGCTAATCCATCAGATCCAGAAGTTCCAGCAGAACCAGATGATCCAGCACTCCCTGTAGAGCCAGCAGAGCCAGAACTCCCTGTACTTCCTGCGCTTCCTGCGGATCCTGCAGACCCAGAAGTTGTATAGTCTTTTATACTATATTCTGCGTATTCGCCTTTAAGAAATAATGCCATTAATTAAATACTCGTATAGCTAATTACTACTGAAACTTTATTAGTTGTACCAGCGATTGCTTGAATAGTATCGCTTGTTCCCATCAAAATTCTTTCACTTCCAAAAGCAAAAGTATCAGTAGCATTTATTGTTAATTCCTTCATTATCATATGCTCATCACCCAATGTTTCACCATTAGGAACAATCCAAACTGTTATATCAATAGCAGAAGAATCCGTATTACAAAAAAATATTGTTGTAACGGCGGACTCTGCTGGCGATGAAGTATAAACTGTAGTAGGACTAGCAGATGATGTACTCGCTATTAAATTTGTTTCGATAGACATATTAGAATATTAATCCATAAGTTATTGCTTTTTTTCTAGAAACCAATTCATCAGGGTCTCCAGTACCTTGTTTAAAATATATTCCAGTTCCTCCAGCTCCTGAAGAAGCAGAAAAAACTGCAGATTGTCCTGCAGATAAAGTAGGTTTATTAGCAGAAACATCATCTCTCTGATTCATCTGTAAATAACCCGTTGTTCCATTTGTACCCACTAAAATTGTTTTACCTGTTACTTCTAATTCATTACCATCAAATGTTAAATTTGTTTCTGCATCACCAATATCAGTATCAGAACTAATAGTTATTACACGATCTTCCGCACGATTATTTATTAGCATATGTCCGGATGATCCAGCACTTCCTGCAGAACCAGATGATCCTGCGCTTCCTGCGCTTCCTGCAGAGCCAGCACTTCCTGCGCTTCCTGCACTTCCCGCAGAGCCAGACGATCCAGCAGAGCCAGCACTTCCTGCAGAACCAGATGATCCAGATGATGCATAAGTCCACCCAGAAGAACCAGCACTTCCTGCACTTCCAGCAGAACCAGCACTTCCTGCGCTTCCAGCACTTCCAGCACTTCCTGCACTTCCAGAGGTTCCAGAGGTTCCAGATGTTCCAGAAGAACAAGAAGTTCCAGAAGATCCTTCTCCAAAAGTTAATGCCGCCCATCCTGCTATTGCAGAAGTAAAAACTAATTTAGCAGTATTTGAACTTATATAACGAATTGATTCTGGATAAATTACATCATAATCAGTATTTACAACTTCAATATTTAAAGGTCTAACTCCTAAATTATGATTTATCAACCAAACACTTGAAGCTGAATTTTGAACATGAATCCAAGAACCACCATCTTGTCCAGATGATCCAGCACTTCCTGCAGATCCAGAAGAACCAGTAGTACCAGACGATCCTGTTTCTCCACCAGTTCCAGAACTTCCTGCAGATCCAGCAGATCCAGAAGAAGCATATGTTAAACCAGACGATCCAGCAGAGCCAGATGATGCATAAGTCCATCCAGATGATCCAGCACTTCCTGCACTTCCTGCGCTTCCAGAAGTTCCAGAATCACCAGTTCTCGCAAATGATGCAACAAGTTCAGTATTGTTTTGAAAATTATTTAATGAAGAGTCTAAAAATGTAACATTTACATAATACCATGAAGGATTTGTAGTGTCAAATCCATTGATACCATATAAGAAAAAATCTTCAGGAGCTGATTTATCATAAACCCGAAAATGGCCTTTTGGATCACTAAAAGCAACATCATCGATTGTCTGTAAGAAAGAATCAATTGTTGTACCATCTTGATCGGTATCACTTATTCTTAATCTATTAGCAGTATTGGGATATGTAAAAGTACCAGAAGTTAATGTAAATGCTAATTTACCTGTGCCTGGATCATTTGTTGTTTGATCTGTACTGTAGCGATATGCAAATGAAGCACCGCCAAAACCGCCATCTTGTCCAGATGATCCTGAAGTTCCATCTGATCCATCTGATCCGGATGTTCCAGCACTTCCTGCAGAACCAGCAGATCCAGAAGAACCAGCAATTCCAGAAGAACCAGACGATCCTGCAGAACCAGCAGTTCCAGCAGAGCCAGCACTTCCTGCAGAGCCAGACGATCCTGCACTTCCTGCGCTTCCAGATGATCCAGATGTTCCCCCAGTTCCTTGAGGACCCGTGTCTCCTTCAGTTCCATCTGCTCCTGATGTACCAGATGTCCCAGAAGATCCAGCAGAACCAGAACTTCCATGTGTTCCAGTAGTTCCCGAAGAGCCAGAAGTTCCTCCTGGTCCCTCATCTCCCTGTTCGCCATCTACGCCTGATGTACCAGATGTTCCATTTGTAGCAGAAGTTCCTGAAGAACCAGCACTTCCTGCAGAACCAGCAGATCCAGAAGAACCAGCAATTCCAGAAGAACCAGACGATCCTGCAGAACCAGCAGTTCCAGCAGATCCAGAAGAAGCATATGTTAAACCAGACGATCCAGACGAACCCGTTGTCCCAGAAGATCCAGACGAACCCGTTGTCCCAGAAGATCCAGATGATCCTGTTCCACCAGCACTTCCAGAACTTCCTGCAGATCCAGAAGAAGCATATGTTAAACCAGACGATCCAGAAGATCCAGCAGATCCTGAAGAAGTATCTCCGCCCCCACCGCCTCCAGAGTCGCCCCAACCACTTCCTCCTGCTACTTTTTGTGCAGTTTGAGTGGCCTTTTCGCTAACTTTCTTAACAACTGATTTGAAATTATCTAACTCTTTTGCAAGTTTAGTTACATCAGCATCATCACCTGGTTCTCCCTGGTCTCCTTTTGGACCTATGGGACCAACATCTCCTAGGTCTCCCTTAGGACCCAGAACACCCTGTGGACCAATTCTTCCTGCTTCTCCCCGTTCACCTTTGGGACCAGGATCTCCTTGCTCTCCCTTTTCACCCTTTTCGCCCTTGGAACCTTCAGTACCTTTGATCTCAAGAACTCTGACTTTTTCACCAGTTACAGGATCTAAAATTTCTTTTATACCTACAACAAGTTCTTCTTTAGTCTTTTTAAGTGTTTTTTTAGTATAAGCAAGAGCAGTAGCTAAAACTTTACTTAAATCTAAGTCTTTTGACTCGTTTTGATCGTCTTTCATTTATGTCTCTGCACCTAAATCTTCACTAGAATCAATTTATAAATTTTTAACTTACAAATTTTTCATCATCTTCTAAAACAGAAAAAAGAATATCATTTACTTTATCTTTAATTTCATTTTCTTTTTTCGCAACTTCAAATTTTTCCTCAATTTTTTTATCAATATCTTCATTGATACCTTGTTTATTGACCGTATCTACTTCTACAGAATTAAATTGCATTTCTTCCTCTCCCGAAAATCTAGGATCGTCTAACTCTTTTTGCATCTGTTCATCATTAGTTTTGACTTCATCATCAGTCATCATCAAAATATGCTTTCTTATATACTCGTGTGAAAAATATTTTCCAGTATAATCTTGTAAATCTCTTAAAATGTTTAATCTATCTTGAAGAAGTTCGTTATGCTTTATTTCTGCAAAATGACTATCATTTTCAAACTCATAAAATACATCATTTTTAATATTTTTCCAATCATCTCTAGACATTATACCTTTAAGGGTTAATTGTCTTTCCATCATTTCATCAAACATTAAACTAAATCTACTTTGAAGTTTATTAACAAAACGTGTAAATTTAACTTCATCTCTTGAAATTTCTGTAGCACGACCAATCGTATAATTTGCTTCTGATTCAAGTCTTGAAATAGGAACACCTAATGATTTATAAAGTTTTTTCTGAAAATATAATACATCTTCAATATCTCCAAGATTTTGACCTCCGGGAAGAGTAGAAATCTCTGTTCCTCTACCACCTTCTCTACGAGGCATCCAATAATCTTCAAGCATTGACATATGTTTTCTATCATCTCTAACTTCACCGGTGTTTGCATCATATACAAGTTTATTTTTGTATCTGGTCATTAAATCACGCATATATTGCTCTGCTTTTAATTTAGGCAGATTACCAACATCAACATAAAAAATTCTTCTCTCTGGAGCCCGTGAAATACGATAAATTACCAAAGAATCTTCAATCATTCTCAACTGATTTAATGGTTTAATTGCTTTGTGTAGGTAGGATAAAACTAATGAACGTGTAGCATTCATTAGTCCTGAATGTGTGTATACAATCGAATCAGGAGATATCTTTAAACCACTAGCGGCACTTGTAAAAGCGGTTCCAATCACTTGACCCTGTGATTGATAAATTCCTTTTTGATTATAAACAAAATATTCCACAACAGCGGTTTTTGTTTTGCCGTTCGGTTGTTTTTCTTTTTTCTTTTCTCTAATTTTCTTTATTTTTCTGGGATCCAATATTCTTAATTCATGAATACCTTTTTCTAAATTATTCTCATCAACAATAACATGATAATACACTCTACCATCAATATACCATCTTTTGAAAACATCAGATCCTAAATTTTGTAAATCTAAAAGTTTACTTATACTCTTAAATTCTAGTCTTATTTTGTCTCTGATGGGCTCAGAAACATTTAAATTATCCACGTTAATTCTTACAACGGGTTTATCTTTTGATGACACAATTGCTTCATTGACAATATCATCAATAGCGTTCTCTACTTCTGCTTGAAGACCCATATCACGATATCTGTTTATCAATTCAGACTCGCTTTTTATAGCCCCTTCTGTATCAACATATGTTCCATAAACACCGCCTGATGCTACGGACAAGGCTCCATCTTCATATTCTGCCTCAGCAAAAGTTTGAACCTTTTGGTTTTTATTTTCTTTTTTTCCGATTGAAAAACCGAATAGATCAATAGGCATGTAATTTCCTGAATGCGAGTTAAATAATTATAATAGTACTGTACTAATTTATATTTATTCACTCGCAAAATCAGAAAATTATGTTTTTTGATAGATTAACCAGTATCTACATCTGCAGTAATATTATCACTAACTACTCCTTTCCCGTCTGACAATGAACCTGCTGATCTGGTCCAAAAATCATACGAAAAAGTTACTGTATATTCCTCAATAGTATCATTATCCCCCCAATCTAGAGTAATTTCAGAAAGATCAGTTGGAAAAAGATTTTGAAAACTATATGTTGCTGAAACAGATGAGGATTTACCATACTGCTTTACAGTAGCAGTAGATGTATATGATGTCGATGTGGTTCCTGCATTTCGATAATTTGCCGCATGAGAGTTTATTTTATGCATCCACCCCTCAAATTGCGATCTTATCGCAAAATTTTCATCATTAATAACTGTTACTGTCCACTCGGGAAAAGTTCTATTTCCCGCCATTTTAACTTCTCTACCAAAATACGGGACTATAACTGTTCCAATAGTACCACCAGGTATTGATGTTGCTTTAACGAACAAATTCAAGTCCGAACCGTTAAAGAGATTAGCCGTTGTGGGAATCGTAACCTCAAATAAATTTGGTCTTTGACCATCATAATGCATTGCATTACGAAATGTATGTATATTGAATGCCATTTATTTTCTCCTTTAAACTGCGTTGACAACTTCAGAAAATGAAACTCCGGAAGCAACAGCAACAAAGTTTAATCCTATGAAATTAATAGATTTAGTTGGTTTAATGAAAATATCGCCCCTAAACTCATTTCTATTTATAACAGCAGGTGTATTATTTGTGCCGTCACATATCACTTGAAATGCTTCTATACCCCTAGATGATTGAACATCTCTTAAAAAGGGCTCTATTATAGAAATAAAGTTTAATCGTGTAAAATCATCATTAAACTCAAACAATAAATTTTCAGCCGCATTTGCAATAGCTTTTTCTAGAATAATGAAAAGTCTTCGTACATTAATTCTATCAAAAGAAGACGGTCTTGCCAACAATGTTTTATCACCGAATAGAACTTTTCCTTTTCCAGGAAATGATGCTATTGGATTAATACCATTCACATATAAATCATCTCTTTCTGCATTATTTGGAATATATGCTATATGTGTTGCATTTTTTACATTTCCTCTTGTAAATCCTGCAGGAGAAATATAAGCATTAGTATTATCTGCTTGGGCACAAATTCCAGCAACATCACCGTTCATTGGAACCCATCGATTAACTTGATTATATGGATCGCTGATATATTTGTAACTTCCATCCATAACGGCATAACTTGAACTTGGTAAAGCATTCCTTCTAGCAACTGCGTTTGTTACTTCATTTCCCTCTGTATTAACAACATCTGCTTCTTCAGGAGAAATAAACACAACACAATCTTTTCTAGTTTCTGCTATTTCATTAATCAAAAATGTAGCTAAAGTATTTGATGCTTCTGCCGAAATTATAAGAGAAACATCTATTTTTGAAGGATCTTTGAAATACTTGTAAGCACCAATTTCATCTGATGCCGTAGCACTATATCCATCAACTCCTCCTGACATACTAGCAGTCATAATTCCATTTGCACCTGCGCCACTGAAAGATCCAGCAAATCTAGCACTGGTATTTCCTTGAGTAAGAGTATCTCCCCAATCATGAGTAATTTTATTAGATCCAGCATCTAACGGAGAATCTCCCATTGAATCATGATCTGTCCATCTAATATAGCTGGAAGTGTTATTTATTACTTCTTTATAATAATGAGTAGCACCATTCGCTACTGATAATCCTGGTTCAGCTTGAATAACTTGTCTATTTGAACTAGATAACGCTCCTCTTTTATCCTTTGCTCCTTTAATGTCTCCATCTTCATCTACTACTATAAGATGAATCTGATCTCCAACATCTTTTGATCCAGTTTTTTTATAAGCAAAAGGACTTGTAAGAGGTGCAGTACCAAAAGAATCACGAAATTCCCATTTCCTTGACCATGTACTTTGTGCAGATACCGCTCTATCAAAAGCAGTTGAAACTACCATTGATGTTGTATTTGTGATACTTGATATTTTTCGTTGAACCTCAATACCGGTTGAATCATTGACTGTAATAATATCTCCAACATGAAGTTGTCGAGAAAAATTGGTATTGGTTCCTGTTATTGTGGTTGATTTTGCCGCCGCAGTAAGAGAACCTTGCATATTTTCAGTAGGCTCTTCAAAAGCAGACCGCTTTAATCGAATAAGAGTCGCATCGGTTACTGCAGAAGCATTTCCAATCTGATTAGTCTCTACTCCAGTATTAGCCATTGAAATCGAGGCTACAGTATTAGAAGTAATTGCTGTTACTATTCCATGATTAGTTGCTCCAGCGGTGAGCTTAACAACATCTCCGATTCTTAATTCTGTATCAAATAATGTACCTGTTCCAACAATACCCGCTCCAGTATCACTATTTGAAACAGTTCCTGTAAGAGAAACAGTTGGATCAATATCTAAAGAAACAGTAGAATCATTATCATTAACTTTTGTATTTGCTCTATCTGCTTGACAAATAGAAATTTTCATTGAATTTCCAAGTGTACCTGGATATTTTGCCGTAAAACTTGTTCCTGAAGTTGTTGTTGACAGGTATGTATTTTGATATTCAGAATCGTTTCGGATTAATATTGCAGTACCACCTGATACTGCATTTTTTGCAGTTGATGTATTTGCCGCTCTAACAACTCTTAATTTGTTAGAATAACTTAAAAAACTTGCGGCACTAAAAAATGTTTTATATGTGTTTCCATTTGGTTTACCGAATACAGAAACCAGCTCATCTTCTGAAGTAACTAATGTAGCAACCTCCAAGGGTCCCCATGTTAAATTACCAGCTATAGCGCCATCCGAAATAGAAGGAATTGGTACTCTAGTAGTTAAGTCGATTTCTGCTACGGCTACTCCTGGACTGACTTGAAAGGCCATATTATCTCTCCCTAAAATATTTTAAAATAAATTTACTTCCAATATATTTATATTTTAGCTGATTTTGGAGTTGTTATTATTTATTGTAATATAAATAATTAAATGAAGAAGGCTATTGAAAGATTTGAAAAGAAAATTTTAAAAACAAATGATTGTTGGTTTTGGACTGCAAGTAAAACAAAACAGGGGTATGGTATGTTTTCTTATGATGGAAAATCAATTCCTGCTCATAGATTTGCATATATTGCTTATAAAGGGCCTATTGAACAAAATAAAATAGTTCATCAATCCTGTAATAATACATACTGTGTAAAACCAGAGCATTTATATTTAACTACAAAAAGTGAAACTAGGAATAAATTCTACGAATTAAGAATTAATCCTGAAATGATATTTAATGAATCTATAAGATATTTACAGAAATTGAAAAAACTAAGACCCGATTTAAAACATGATATAGACAAATTAATAGAACAAATAAAAGATCCTAAAAATATACACCGTATTAATGTATATAATCAGTAGAATATTTTTTATCTACTATCCATTTTTCTCCACCCATATCCACGGTTTCTGGCTCATAAGAATCTCTTCCATCATTTATATATCCAAAAGGTATCAATTGTGATTCTGCTTCATCTAATTGTTCTTTAAACATTTTTTCACGTAAATCTAAATCTGTAATTTCTGTGAAATATTTTTGATTCACTAACCAACCAAACAAAATTAATGTCGCCATCAAGTCATCATGATATCCCTCATCTGCTTCATAACTTGATCCTTTAGCAACATATGTTGTCATTTCAGTAATAGTGTCAAGATCCCAAATAAGTAATTTGTCTCCCTCTATCAAATCTTTACAACTAGAACATCCTTTTCTTTTAACTTCTTTTGTAGTTCTAATTCCTAATTGTGAACTTTTTCCGAATCCTCCCCCTAAAGTTTGACCCGATCTTCCCATAACACTTGTTTGAAAAATATTGGGATATTCTAAATCGTGATGTAAAATATCTGCTACTTGACCACCAATATCATTTATTTCAACTAAAACATATGCAGTATTATAATATCTACTCACATTATCAACAATATTTGGTAATAATATAGGAGAAATGTTTTCATCTCTATATTTTGCAACTTGTTCATACGGAAATTGAGAAACATCAATTATTGAAAATGCAGAATAATCTTGTCCCCTTCCTCTTGCAACATCAACTATACACACATATGAATGCTTAGGATCTGGTTCAACATATACATCTAGACTATCTTTCTTTGAAATAGGTGGTTTATATGGCAATGTTCTTAATTTAGAAGGAGAAATTAATGTATTTTGTGAACCAATAAAATCACATTCATATTCTTGAGCAAATTGCATTTCACTCGTATTTTTTATCGTTTCTTCTTTCCACTTTTGATCTCTTCCAGGTGTTTGAGACCAATGAACTTCAATAGGAACATAATTACTTCTTTTCTCTTCAGCATCAACCCACATCTTATAAAACATGTTCAATCCTTTTGGAGTTGAAACAATAAAAACTTTAGTGGTGCTACCAGAAGAAATTGTAGGATATACTGAAGTAAAGAAATCTTCTGCTAACTTAGGAGGATCAATGTGTGCAAACTCGTCCATAAAGATGATATTAAAAGACGATCCACGAACTGCAGAAGAAGAAGTTGAGGCGGATATAACTTTACTACCGTTTTCTAATTCAATATTACCCCTATTCCAAACAACTACACCTTGTTGCAACCATTTTGGTAAATGCTCATAAGCCGTTTTTAATCTTTGAAGAATCTCTCTTGAAGTAGAACCCTTATTTGCTAATATAGCAATATTAGATTGTGGATTAAAAAGAGCAAAATGTAATAAGTAAGCAACAATCGTTGTTGATTTTCCAGTTTGTCTAGGCATTTTACAAATAACAAAACGATTCTCATGCATTGTCTGAACCATTTCTTCTTGATAATCATAAAGATCAAAAGGCATTAAACCGTGATCAACATGAATAATTTGCATATACTGTTTTGCAAAATGTACGGGATCTTTCTCACATCTAATAAATTCTTCTATAGTTTCTTTATCATATTCTACTGGTTGATATGCCCCTTTAAGAAGAGGATTTCCTGCGTAAGTATCTCTAGCCATTATTTTAACTCGTAATTTACTAAACCCTGTTTTGCAGTAAAATCCATAGCGCCTGACATGGATCCTAATATTTTTAATGTAGCAGATTTAGGAGAAACCATTTTTATATCAATAATACCTTTTCTCCATTTAGTTTTATTTAAATTTGCTTGATAAAAATCTTTACCACCAATTATTTCGTGAACATATTTTCTTGATAACCGATCATTATTTAACATACTTGCTACAGAATAATTAAAAAAAGAAGTAATTGTAAAAGGATAATTATTTCTTATTGTTTCTGTAACTTGTTCTCTTCCATCAAAAGTTTTTCTCTTTATAAAATAATCTTCTATTGCTCCTATTACTTCATCAAGTTCTTCATTTTCTTTTGGTGAAAGACTCTGATTCATTGCAACCTTTCGAATACTCTCATAAACAGAATGATTTGAATTTTTTACAATTGATTTTTTTATTTTTAATACTGCTCTTAATCCAACTTCAAATGTTATATTTTTTGAATATTTAAATCTATTCGCTCCTACTTGTTGTGTTGTATATCCCATATTAGATGCGATTTCACACATTTTTTTAAAAAAACAATCTCTATAATCAGTATAATATTTCATACCATAAGGAAGAACATTCGACATAAATGATGCGGCGGCGCCTTTATCATATTTACTTGATACACTAACGGTAGTCGTATCAAATATCAAACTACTATCAACAAGTTTAAATGCAGGATCAGTTGGAATACTAAAAGATTGTAAATTAATACCAAACATATCAGAAGGAGTACAAGTGTCTGATAACTGCTTTTTAAATGCTAATATTCCTATTAAAATTTCACCAAAATATACACCAAGCTCATCAACATGACTATCATCAATACCCTTCAAATCAATTTCAGATAAATCATCTTTATCTAAATATGTTTTTATTTTTTCTACAAGATAATCATTATTATGAATTTTATTATCTAATCCCCAAATAACGCTTTTTTTTAAATTTTCATAAGTCTTAAACAATTTTACTGGAACATCTTTTTTAGAAAGAACGGTTATTTTTTCATCATTACCTTTTTCTGTAAAATCTTCCGCTAATATTTGTAATTTCTTTGGTCTCTCTGTACCAAGATCATCTGTTGGTTTTCTTATTTTTGAAATTAATACATATCCTTTTTTTCTCTGATATTCAATATTAGCATACTTTTTACTTTCAAATTCTTTATATTTCTCTGAAAGTAATTTTATTTCTGTTCTTGGATGAATAGTAACATTCATGCTTTCTAATGCATTAACATTTTCTTGGAACATTTCCGCAACCTGACCATTCTCTATTCTCAGCTTCAAGTTTTTCCAGTCAGAATTTTCTGTAACATATCGTGTGAAAACAACCTGTCCTGGATTTCTTCTGTCGATTTGTCCTAAATGTGCCACTATTCTTTTTTATCTTTTAACATTTTTTGGAGTTCTGCAGTACTACCAACAAATAATGCATTTGTTACTGAACTGGGTCCTGTACTGTTTTCTTGATTGATATCTTTTACTTGTTTATGGACATTTATTAAATTTTGATTTTGTTCACCAACAGTTTTAATTAATTGTCCAACAACTTCAAACATTCTAGCATTACCACTATCTCTTGCATCTTGTAATAAATCTTCAATAGCATCATGTCCCCTTTCAATAATATTGTATATATTTTCACGAACATACTTATAATCAGTATTTAAATCATCTGGATTAGATGCAACAACTTTTCTTTCAATAGGTTTTTTAACAATAGAGCCAGATGGCATTTCTAATATTTCATTTAATTTATCTTCAAAATCTTTTACCATAATCTATCTCACTCATATGTGCCAGTTGATTCATCATAACGTACTGGTGGACTATAAACTGTTATTGTGGTGTTTGCATCAAAATCGTCTCCTGGAGTAATATATGTGTTTGCTCCTCCCTCAGGAACAATTGTAATTTTACTGATTATATTATCCTGACCGAGTTCAGTTGTACTATTCTCAGTTAAAAGAAGACTACCTGTTTCCAACAGAAATTGATCTTGTGAAAAAGGATTAGAAGTTTCTAACAATAATTGATACATTTCATCACTTGCATCGACCCCGACCCCAGAGACTTCTTTAAATGCTACTTCAATTGTTTTAATAATTGATTGACCAGATTTAATATCAGGATATATAAATCCTTTCATCATAAAAGATATTGTCCAAATAATTGTTCTTCTAGCAGAAAACTCTCCTTCATAAGAATCTTCACTTGTCGCACTTTGAATAACAATTGGAATATCTATTGAGATACCCATATCTGTTATAATATTAACAGTTACATTAAATTCTGGAGTAAAAAACGGAAGAATTTGTTCTAATATTTGAGTACCATCTTCAGCATTTTCCACAAAAGCGTATAAAGAAAAATCAAAAATATATGGAGAAGGATTAAACATCTTCTTAACATTACGATTTCCATTTATCGTTTCTTTATGTGTCAATGAACCTACTGTATTTAATTTTCTAACAGGATCATAAGCAATACCAGTCATTTCAAATCCCATTCTAGGAAGTTGAATAGCAACTTGTCTATCTAAACTAGCATCTTGATTTATTCTTGTAAGAAATTTTTGCTTTGGCCCATAAGCTATTGGTACTTTTTGTCGAGATAAAACATTACCGCCCGAGTCCTTTTTTTCAATATTAATATCATTAAATAGCGTACCAAACAACGCAACGTATTTTCTTATTGTTTGATGATAAAAAGTTTGTCCTAACATAATACTCCATAAAGATTGTAATATTATTTAGTTGTATAAATAGTCTTATGGCACTATCAATAAAAACTCAAGGCGAAAATTTAACAATGCATCAAGGCAGTAACTTTGAAAAAGTTTTTACTGCTAAAGATGCAAATAATTCAAATGTGACCATAAGTACTGGTACTTGTGCTTCTTCAATGAAGAAAAATCATGCAACTACCAATGCTTCTTGGATACTAACGTTTACAGCGGCAGTATCTGGTAGTAATGTAACCATAACCGCTAATGCTACTCAAACAGCAAATATGTCTTCAGGATTATATGTTTATGATGTTGAATACACCCAAGCGGATGCTGTAACAAAAGAAAGGGTAGTTGAGGGAATGATTACAATTCTTCCAGAATCTACAACTTAAAAATTGCTTTCACTAAATGGATTGCCTTCAGAGAAATCAATAATAGAATCTGCTTCGGTTTCAATAGTTACATTATTTGCAGTTGTATCATTAACAAATTCCTGTGTATTGGGTGTAGTACCAACTGTATAATAAGCACCACTTGTATTTCCAACTACATTTTGACTTAACGTAAAAGTTCCCATCAAATCTGTTAATTTCAATACTCTATCAGTAGAATTCCAAGATATTACTCTTCCTTTTGTATTAGCAGAACTTTCAGTACTACCAACATATACATATTCATCTTCTACATAATTTCCTGAACCTCCTGAATCAAGAGTTACTTCTATTGAATAAGCATATTTATCTTCTATATCATCTATGTCTTCAATACCAGTATCAATTCTTTGATCATCATACTGAAACAATTCACATGTTAAATCAAATATAGGCAATTTACCAAATTGATAAAACATTGATTCGTGTTCAACAAATCTAATTTCATAAAGTTTTTTGTTTAATGGGAGAAATATTATATCGCCTTCTTTTGGTCTATCATAACCAGTATCTAAATTTTCCCATCTTCTTCTCGCCACAGAAAAGATAACCTGATCTCTAATTTCTAATCCAAATCTTGAAATAAAATCACCTTCTCCTTCAAAACCATCAACTGATTTAACATACATTTCTATTAAATGGGATTGATTAAATTGTGAAATAGTATCTTCTCCATAAAGAAGATCCTCATTCACATATTGTCTTGGAAGGTAATAGTTATCTATGCCAAAATTTTTTATCGATTCTATAATTAAATCTTGATGTAAATTTTGTTCTGAGGCATTTTGTAAGTGATTAAAATAAGAGTTTGTAGGCATTATCCTGGACCAACCATAAAGTCTACTGGTAATTCATATTTAAGAGATGCTTGTTCTTCTGTTTCTCTTAATTCTTGTATTGCTTCTTCAAACATCGTTCTTCCATTTAGTGTCGTTCCTCCTGGAAGTTGAACTCCTTCATATTTTATTAAATTAGCCCCCCATTGTCTTTTAATCAATGCGGTTGTATATTTCTTTAAAAACATATCATTATATACATCTGTAAATGTTGCTGGATCAATTATTCTATATGCTTCTGCTATAAGATATTCATCAACTTCAAGATCATCATTTCCCCAATCTATATCTAAATATAATCGATTTTGATGTCTATTAAATCGTAGGGGTTTTTTTCCTACAAACATATCATTCAACAATTGTAAATGTTGCATTGACATCTTATAATTTATTATAGAAGTTGCAGTAAGATACGGCATTTCATTTAAATGAAATTGATATCTAAATGAAAACAAATCACTTGATGTTTGTCCCCCACCCGTATCTTGTATATCAAAAATACCCGTCACACCAATTATAGAATCATTTAATGTAATATAATGATTATCTACATCTCCAAAAGTAACCAATGATGCATCGGTGTCGGCTACTGCAGTAGATCCACTTGTACTTCCAGTTATTGTTTCACCATTTGAAAAACTAGATGTTACATCATTATTTGAAATATCATCTGTGTCTTTATGATTTTTAAATGTAATAACTGAAGTATTTGAAGAAACTACTTTTGCGGTTGCATTTGATGTTCCACCAGTTATTTTCTCGCCTACTGTAAAGGCACCTGTATTTGAAGCAATTTTAACAGTCGAACCCGTAATTCGATGTACATTATACATTCTTTCAACACCATCAAAATGATATTCTTGAAAAAATTGCAAGCCTTCATCTATTCGATCTTCCAGTTGATCATCTTCTACATTTATTTCAATAACTGGTTTTCCTAAATTTCTAAGGCAATATTGTTTTAATTCTTCTCTTGTGCTAGGTTTTGCCATTTTTCCTTACGTTGTATTTACAACTGTTCCACCCGAATCTCTCACGGGTAATCTAGCATTAACTGTATCTGTTCCGTTATTCGACAATATAGGACCCGTACAATAGATAGATCCATTTGCATAGGTGTTAAAAATATCAGCGGAATTATTTGCTACATGCAGAATTTTTGTTCCACCTGTACTAGTTGCTCCATGTACATATAAAGTTGCTCCAGTCGAGGAAGTATCGGCTGATTTAAAAATAATCAATGATGTAGAATGAGCACCAGATGATTCTACATTCATTGCTGTTCTTACTGAATTTTGTAGAAGCTGAATTCCTTCTCCACCGTCTGCAGTAATTCTTAATCCTAACGATCCAGAAGCACCTGTCGCATCTTGATTTATATCAACAACTGCTCTAGCAGAAGTAGAACTATTATTATCTGTTATGGAAAGCATAGAACCCGTCATAGCATGAGAAGTTCCTGTTCCTAATCCATGATGTATTGCCATAACATGACCTGAAGTTGCTGTATCAGAATTAATCTCAAAAATATTTGCAGTTGTTTGTGCCGCATCAATTGAAATTCCTATTTGATCTACATCATTTGAATCTAAAAAAATTCCTGTTGTACCATCAGAAGAACCAACATTTACATGTAATTTGCCTGCCTGACCCGCCGCTGAGTATGTGTCTCCACCAACAATTTGCAGAGAACCCCCATAGGTATTAGCAAATACAGCCGTATTAGCGGCTTCAGTAACAATATGTAAAGAATCTGTATCATGATTATATACAAAACCTCCAACATCAACATCTGCAGAATCACCAAACGCAATATGTGCATTAGATGTAT